GTGGAACAGGTTGTCCCTGTTCAATGTGATTTTCGGCTCCATTAAAAAGATACGAAGGATCATTTGTTGTTTTATCTGGATCTGGTGCGGACATTTCTGCGAGTCCCATAAGTGCTAGATTTGTTCCGAGCATCATTACTGCTGAACCTGCTATGTTTAAAGTTGCTCCTGAAGCTAAAGCTGCCTGCGTAGAAGTTCCTAATACTGCTCCTGATCCACTAACAAATGCCATGCTTCCCGCACCGCTACCAGCAACTGCTCCTCCACTTGTAAGATGTACACCAAGTCCTGGCATAAAAAACAGTGCTGCTAATAGTAGCAATCCTGTAATTAGTTTTCCTAATCCTTTACCAGAACCTGCAGGTACTGGAGTAATTATGACTTCATCTCTTGCTACATTCAAGTATAATTCTGGAAACTCCTCGATAAGAGTATCTCCACTTTGTATAGAAAATTCAATATTTTTTAAATGACAGTCTAAAAGATATTCTTGTAATCCTTCAGTTTGAACATTAATACACTTTAGTATGTCGCGCATATTTGTATCGACGCACTCCCATTCAGAGCCGAATTTTTCTCCCATTTCTCCCATTAATTTAACGTGGGTCATAAATAAATTCTCCTTTCTCTGGGTACGATACAATTAAGTATGGTACGCCAAGACTTTTACATACATTTTTATCATGCTCACTTGGATAACAATCTGAGCCGTAGTGACTATGGACTACATATTTTATTTTTGAAATAATCGAGTATCGAACCCATTGTTTTGGGTCTATTGCAAAGTGATCATTTTCAGAACTTTGATTTTCCAGAGGAATATATTTCAATTCATTCTCGATTTCAACAACAAGTCCACAAGCTTCTTTTGGACTTTCTTCTTCTACTTGCTTATAAATTTCAGGTAAAAGTTTATCTAAATTTTCTTGCACCAGGAAAGCCTCCAAAAGGTAAAGGTTTTTGACTATTTTTTGTTGTACTTCCTGTTGAAGACGAAGCTGTAGTCAATGGACTAAAGCCAAATCTACAAGCGCATGAGGTTAGTCTTTTACCACATGAATCTCCTCTTTCCCAATAACTATTAAATCCGGGGGCAGTATTTGCTCCTGAAGTTTGTGTTCGTGTTGCTTTCCAAAGGTGTGTTTTGCCACCGCTTGTATATGCTACATAATCATTATATCTATCTTCTGTATAAGCATAGTAGTTTGTACTTGCACTATATGTGCCATATACTCTTATTCTATCAAAATTTCCATTTGTATCTGACGGAGTTCCAGGACTACTCGCACTCGTTGTTGCCTGCCAATAATTATTAATTGTTCCTCCGTTTGCGGCTGTATCTGCAGTGCCGTCTGCTTTTAGTCTTTGTACACCCGTTGTTGCAAGGGTCGTTGTAGTTTTATAATAAGAATCTTTTGTTACTGCTCCGCTCGTATAAGTTGTAAAGCTAGTGGTAGAAGGAATAACATATTCGTCATCTTGAGTTACATAAACAGTATGAGTAACATCTGTTCCGCTACCATTTGTCATTATAAGTTTTGATTCTTCTGACCAAGTACACCCACCAGTATCTGTGCTATTGTTTATTTTATTTGGAGAAGCTCCTTGATATACCCAAGAACACGCATTGTTTCCAATTACACGATAGGGAAGCACTAATCCTTCTACATCAAAAGGTGTTGTAAGTTCAAAAGAGATTTCTATTGCACTTAATTGTTCGATTCTATCGATAATAAAAATTTGTCGTGGAAACTCTACTGGAGTATTACCTGAGCCTGTATCTGCTGACCCATCTTTTAAATATTTTCGTAACGTTTTTCTTCTATATAATTTCTTCCCGATAAGATCATCAGGCTCTAAACTTCCTAATGCATCGCCAAAAGTACTTAATATGTTTGCAAAAGTAATAACAGGTCTTGCTGCTGCTCCTTTACTTTTTACTTCAAATCCTTCTGCTTCAACTGGAATAGCATCATATGTATTTAACTGGCTATTATTATCATAGTCATACATTTGTATATTTGTTAGGTCTGTATCTTCACCACGAGTAAAGTAAGCACGACTTGAACCATCTTCGTCAAGTGCTATTTCATATAGTATAACTAAACCTGATTCTTCTTCAAGAGATTGTAGCTCTTTAATTGCAATTTTTTCCGTCATGCTTCGTAAACTCTTCTAAATTTTGCTGAAAGTGAATAATATTCATCATATGCCCAAGTCTGACTCCAGCTATCGCATACACATTTAATTGTTTCTGTGCTTGATCCAGCATTACTATCTTCTATATCAAATCGAAATTTAGTAACTCCTCCAAGACTTTCAAAAAACGCTACAAGATCGTCTATTTCTGCTTTTGGTCTTGTAGAAAAACTAACATTTATTTCTTGTTGTAAATTATTGATTCCGTCTGCAAGTCTTTGTTCATACCCATCTCCAAAAGATATTGTATGTGTTTTAGGAGTGCTTGCTCTAGTAAATCCTTTATCTGGTTGCACTGGTGCACTAAATCCAGTTATATTTGATCCGTTGTTTTGCATTATTCCAAAAGCCATTTATTAACCTCCACCTAAAACGCCGCCAGGACGCTGTTCTCTTTGTAATGTTTCCATAACTGCTGCTTGAATTGCCATACCTAATGCTTTTCCTTGCTCTCCGTTTCCAGTAGTAGAACTGTTTCCGCTTGCATCTACATTTATTGTAACATTATTTGTGCCACCACCTTTCATATCTACAGGAATACTTCTTCCATCTGGTAAAGGTACAACAGCTTCAGGTCCTGCTTCTCCCACAAGATATGTTGGTTCTGTTGCAATTCCACCAGTAGAGTATCCTTTTATTCCACCTTTTGCCATTGGAATGACTCCACCAGTTGCCATTGGTATACCAAATGCACCAGTAAGTATTTTCATTGCTAACATTTTTGCTAGTACTTGTGCTAAAGATTGTAATATAGATTGTGCCATAGATTTAAAAGCATCTTTCATTGACATTGTTCCTTCAATAACGCCTTGAATTCCTTTTTGCATACTATTTGCAAAGGCATTTGTTGCTTCTACTCCAAGTTGTTTTGTAAGATTTATACTATCACTTAGTCCTTTCTTTTGTTGTTGTAAAAGTGCTAATCGTTGTTTATCTTGTGCTATTTTTTCATCAACAGAAGCTGGGTCCGTTGCATCATCTCTTGTTAATCTTGCTATCTCTATATCATCTATCAATTTTTGAATTTCTAATTCTTTTTCAGTTAATTTTATTTTTGTTTGAAGTTGTTGCCCTAAAATTGTTCCGCCATATATTTTTGATTTTAATTTTTCTTGTTCAAGAGCTGCGAGATCTTTTCCAATTTTTAGTGCCTGAGTACTACTTGCTTGATTTTCTGCTCCAGTTATTATTCCAGAAAGTCTAGCTTCTTCTCTTATGTCTGATTTTCCTTGTTCACTACTTGCATCAAAATAATCTCCTTTCATTTTCAATCGTAAGGCGTCTCGTGTTTGTCGTAAACTATTTAAAGCAATTTGAGCTTTATTAGCAGGTACTGCCATTTTTTGAAGTGTTTCAGTTAAAGTTGAAGCATTATTCGTTAAAAATTTAACAGCATTTCCAGCTGCAATATTTCTTGTGAAAAAATCTTTTGTTTTTTCATCTAAATCATCAAATGTATCTGGTAGCTCTCCTAATACAATTCCTTGCTTTTCCAGACTTTGTCTAAAGGTATTCTCATGTTCAATATACTTTTGTTTTTTATCATAATATGCTTGCTCAGCCTTAGTTAGGTTTTCATATACATCTACTTGTTTTTGACGACCAGTGAAATCTGCTTTCATTCGTGTACCTACTTTCTTTTGAACAATTCCACCTCTTATTCTAGTCTCTCCTAAAAACTCTCCTCCCATTGCTGACATTTCTGCTCGTCGTGTTGCTAGTGCTTCGAGATTTCTTTCTACTTGTGCTCCTGCTAATCTATTTGATTGTTGTTGTAATAATTGATTCATGCCTAGAGTTAGATTTTTCTCAGCTAGTTGTTTATCTTTTCCTAACATTTTGTCAAGTTCTGCATTGAAATCTTTTTGCGTTTGTAATAAGCCTGATAAAGAATCATCTGCCTGTTTTGTTTTTTCTCCAAAAAGACCAAATTTATCCGCTGCTGCTTTTGCTCCTTCAAAAAGCAAAAGACCAATACTAATAGCTGAAAATATACCAAAAGCTTTACTTGCAAATTTTGCAAATCCAGTTGTAATTTTTTGCATAAACCCTATAGTTGCCTGATAGCTTAGCTTCATTCTTGCAAAACCAGCTTTTGCACTTAACTCTACTCTTTTAAACTGTCCAATTGATTTTTCTGTAAAACTAACTTTTTGAGTTGTTGACATTTGATTCATTGTCATGATCCAATTGTCTCTCATTTGTTTAGTCATATCTTTAAATACACCAACTTGTCTTGTAGCTTGTGCTTTTAGTGCTCGTAATTGACCTTGACTTATATTTTTTCCTTGCTGTAGAGCTTGTAATCCAGTTCCCTTTTTACCGGGGGCAACTCCTGCTGCCATTCCTTGTAAATTTTTTAATTGAGAACTATAAGTTGTAGAAGCTGCTAGAGCTGCTTTCTTTTGTGCTAATTCATATTCAACAACATTTGCTTTTGCGGATTGTAAAGCTATATTATGCCTATTCATATTTTCTTCTGCATTTGCTGCCATTTCGTCAAAAGCGGGTAGTATTTGTTTTATGATAGGGAGAACAAAAAGTCCTAAAGCTCCGAGAGCCGCCCTTAAATTATTAGAAAAGAAAGTTGCTAAACTCTCTGCAGGTCCCGCAATAAAAAGTTTTAGAGTATTCATTAAATCATCAAAAGCTTTTGCTAATTTGTTTATTTTATTTGTGTTGGGGTCCATAACAGCATTAATAGCTTCAAATTTATTTTTTACTTGTTCTAGTACTTCATTTGATACTGCTTGGGTTCGTTGAAATGCATTTAAGGATTCTTTAGAAACGCCTAATGCTGCGGCGTATTTTTTTGTTGCAGGCTCTAATCTTAATATAATACCTAGTTCATCTAATAGTTCTGGTTCTGCTTTTGTTACACCTCGAACTAAACGATTAAAAGAATCTGTTACATCGCGACCTAATGCTATAGAAACGGTTTTCGCTGCAGATCCGAGTCTTTCTAATTGTTCTGGGCTTAGTCCTGCAGCAGTTCCTATAGCAGCTGCTTGAGCAGCATCCGTATAAGTAACCTGAGCATCAGTGGCTCTAATAATAGCATTTGTTAGAGTTTGATAAGCAACACCTGTAACTGCTGCATAGTTTTCTTGACCTTCTTTTAATACACGATAATCAGCAGCAGATTTTAAAAATCCAAATACTGCTGTTAAAGCAAAAACGTTAGCAGCTAAAGTTGCGTATGCAGGCACAAGAGAGCCTGAAATTCCTCGAGCCATATTTGCAAAGTTTTTAGTACCATTTGCAGTAGCATTTATACCTTTTTTAGTAGCATAAGTAGTTTTATCGGTTTCTTTACCTAAATTTTTAGTTGACTTACCTGTTTTATCTAGACTTTTGCCTAGTTTATCCGCCTGTTTTTTTGTAAGTTCAATCTCTTTACCGTCTACATTGATCTTAATTTTTATATCGTTTTTTGCCATTAGCCTTGTACGTTTATTCCTGGTTTTGCACCAGCTTTAGCTTTATTTTCTGAAGCTTTTCTTTTTCTTTCTTGTGCTTTATTTATTTTATCTATATTTCTTGCTTCTATATGTTTTATAAAGTACAGACAAGTTTTTTTATCTTTTACTTTCCAAATATCAAGTAGTGTTCCTATAGAAGAAAAGTCTTTTCCCATATAAGAACCGCTCATACCATCCCA